AAAGGACGTTCTTGAAGCTGAGTTAAGACTAAATTTTTGACTGCACGAGATATCGCATTCTCATTCTTCAGAGGAATTACATCTCTGGTAATAGGATGGGGTACGAAAGACAGAGAAATGTCCTTAAAAGTACGTGATACTCGTTGGACAGGCATTTAACGCTACTATTTTTTATTATTTAGACACGTTTATTCGGATTAAACAGTTCCCCATCGTTTGCATAAGGGTCTTCGTTCTCTAAATCTTGAATTATTGCTCTTTCATGTAAACCATCTCGGACTTTCACACTCTTTTTAGGGGTTAAATCGTCTTCCCATATCTCTCTAAGCAGTTTTTCATGTTGATGAGCTGCTAAGTTATCTAAAAAATCGTTTGATGCTTCCATTTTAGTTAGAATTCCAACGTGGTCCGGACTTGTCTGCTGTGCTATTTAGATTCCTGTACTCACAATCCACTAATTTACCGTTTCTTTCTGCAACATAGATGCGATCATAACATTCGAATCCATTTTCTTCTAAGAATTTATCTAAATCTTCTCCTGTATTAGCATTTTCGTAGTCTTCTGACTCATCATACTCAGCATAAATGAAATCTACCTTCTTAAGGTGATCTCCAGCACTCTTTAATACGTTTAAATCGTTACCTTGAGTGTCAGATTTAAGTACATCTACCCTTTTATAATTTAAATTATCTAAAATTGATGCTAAACTAATAGTTTCGACGGAATATACCCTGTCAACGAGGTTTTCAAATCTTCCAATTGGTCTACAAAGAGAACTAGTGCCAGGATCTCCACTAAGTCCGTAGAAATCTTGGTCTCTGGATTCACCGACATCAGAAATAGCAGCTTCAATAAGGTAACATCTATCCCCCGCATCGAGAGTCTCCAAGTGCGAGCAACAAGATTTAAAGTTATTAGGATGTGGTTCGATTCCAATAACATAGACGTTTGGGTCATCACGTAACCATTTAGTAGCGTTGGGCATATTAAAAGAGAGACCTACATCAAAGCGGAGTGTTAATCCGCTTTTGAGTTTCTCGTTAATTAAT